GCGGCTGGAATGGTTGGCCTTGCTAAATTACCTAAAATGAATATAAATGATTTTAAAAATATGAGAGAAGAAAGAAAAAAGATATTAAAAAAATCAAGAAGAATGTCTGGTGGAATCGCGGGTCAGGGAATAACAATAAGAAGCCTTGAGAGAAGAATTAAAGCAACAGAAGCAGGTGGAATGGATGCTTCTTATTTAAAAACTAGACTCAAAAAAGAAAAAGAACTGTTAGAAAAAATGAACATTTCTAGAACTAAATACCTTGAAAAAAGTAAATTAGGAAGAAGAATTTTATTAATGGGTAATGTATTCAAAGTTTTAAATCCAAAAAAAGTAGCACTTTTCTTTGGAAAGGCTCTTAAGTTCTTTTTTGTCACTATGTTATATTTTACTCTCTTCTTAACAGTTCTTTATATTCTTTACAATACAGTTGGTAAGTCTCTAATGAACGCATTTGAAGAAACTAGACCGTTAATAGAAAAAATAGCAAAAACATTTATGGCTTCTTTAGGTCTTATTTGGTCTGGTATTCAAGATATTTGGAGTGCATTCTTTGGTGGAGGCAACTTAGAAAATATTATTGATGGTGTATTTAAAATAGGTGTCGGTATTTTAGGAGCCGCATTAACTGTTATAGGAGGGCTTTTGGCTGTATTAGGTGCTTTAATCTGGAATACTATAACTGATATGGGTAGCAGAGCATTTAATTATTTGACAAAAGAATTTCTCACTATAAAAGGATTTCTCACATCAATTCCAATGATTATTGGTATTATTGCAGGAGTTGTTGCATTCATTTATGGTGCGCCAATTTGGTTAGCAGGACTAGCCTTTTTGGTTTTATATAAATTCGGCGCTTGGATGGTAAGAAAAATTAAAAAATCACTTGGTTTATTTGCTAATGGGGGCGTTGTAAATACTCCTATGCAGGTAGTCGGTGAAAGAGGCCCAGAGTTGGTTAAACTTCCACAAGGTTCAAGAGTATATTCTAATTCAACAAGCAAAAAGATGGTTGGAGGAAAATCTGTTGTAAATAACTTCAATATTACTGTTAATGCAAAAGATTCTTCAAAGGCAGAAATGCGTAGAATGGCAGATGAAATTGGCCGCATGATTAATTCCAAAATTAACAGAAGCACTTCCTCAAGCACATTTAGGTGATTTAAATGAGTTATGTATATCTAAAATTACAAAAACATAGTGGTAGTAGTGCAACAATTGATACTATTCCATTGAAGGTAAATAGTGTAAGTGTTTCGGTTGATAAAACGATTCCCGCTATTCCTATTCCTTTAAGTGGTTTAGCAACAGGAGAATCAACTACCGTTGCTTTAGATTTAGGAATGTCTAATAAAAGAATTTCATTAAATGGAATTATTGTTGATACAGAAATAAGAAGAAGCCACACTAAATCAGGTGGAAGTGCTACTAATTTAACTTTTACAGCACAAGAAGTGGCCCAAATGATTGCCTCCGGTGTTGATTCAACGGGTCTGGCTTCTTATCAAGCAATTAATCAATTAGTTGTTTTAATAGATTCAAAAGTTGATGAAAATTATACAGCAAGAGCAAGCACAGTCCAAATTCCTTTAACCTTTAGAGCAAGAGGAAATGCTTTAGAAAAAGATAATACAAATGTAGTTGGTTCATTTTCATTTCCTACCTCTTCCACATCAAAGGGACTAAGTGGATTTATTCAAAGTTTTTCTTATGAAATGACAGGTGAAAGTATTGATGTTTCTTTTTCTTTAGAATTTGTTGTAGCAAATGTTCTTCCTTGAGGTTTTATTATGTCATACGCTATTTTCACAGGAAAACAACGCTCGCTTGTTTTTCCAGTTATGTGTAATGGTTTTTTGACAATTGATTATTCAGATAATGTAGTTTCATCTGCATCAGGAATACCTTACGGTATCTGGGATTTAGATAATAATTTTACATTTGAGTGTGTATTGACTCCCTATGAAATTAATGGTTATGGAACTCATAGTAGTGCGGGCGACACTTACATACCGACTACTGGGAGTCTTTCAAAGGTAAGTCATAGCGATGGTTTGGGTATTGTTTCCAATAGCAAAAAAATAATGCCTGCTTTAGAGCAATCTATCTATACTGCCGGAACACAAAACAATCATCAAAGCGAATTATATTTACCAAGAGCAAATCGTAAAAATCATGAAATGAGAATTTTTCATAGCACCAACTTTCAGGTGAGTTTAATAAATGATACTCTACACAACGAAAATAATCCGGCAAGATATAAAATAAAAGTCGGAATTAAATTAGGTTCGGCCTCTATGGAAAACTTTACGACCGATGCTGTAATTTTACCGAATGAAGGAGGACAGTATGACTATGCCTCTACTGCTGATTTAGAAGGTTTTGATACTGATGGAAAATTGAAATACAGAAGAAATTCCGTTGCTGGTAGTGGTTCTTCAGGAGCGACCATTAATTACAGCATAGGAAATTCTACTCTTTTTAACAACGCAGAATTATTTGTTAGACAAGATACTGAATTTGTTTCAATAGGAACAATTGCTTCTTTTACAAGTAGTGCTATCACTTTGTCTGCTGATTCTCCCGTTGCTATCAGTAATGGGGATATTTTGTATATTAAACACATTCAAGAACCAAGTTATATTAATAACATATATCATATTGCCTGTTCTTGGGATAATGAAAATAAAGAGATACTTATCTTTTTTAATGGTCGTTTAGTTAAGACAGCAACACATACCCAAACAGATTCATTTACAATGGCCGCAGAAGATTTTTATGTCGGTGCAAATGGAACAGGGGCGACGGGGGCTAATTCGGCCACTACTAATAATCAATTCATGGGAGAATTGCATGAATTGAGTATTATGAATATCAGAAAAACTGAATTTAGTGCAGTTAATAACCTAATGCCTAATTTAAATAATACTGTTTTATATTTAAGATTTGAGGAGGTGGATGAATGAGTATTAGTATTGAGGGAGATGATTTCAATACTCCCACTAACCCCTATCTGATTGATTCTTTAGGCGGTGCTTCTACGGGGCATCGTGTTTATGCGGTTATTGCCACAGATGGAGAAATTTCAGCAAGTATTACTGGATGGGTTTCCGGTTCATCTATTACAGAAAATAATAATTTAAACAATACAAAAGGATTTAGAATTAAATGCTATGACTCTCTCACTACAACTGGAGTTAGATTTAATCCGAGTGCATCTGACTTAAACGCTAACGATTATTTTGTTCTTGTGCATTCTGATAAGCCTTTACAACACCATTTTGCAAAAATTACTGAAGTATTAACAGAAGATGAATATGGGGATGCATTTGAATTTGAACCAAAGTTAGGTAATGAAATAGCCAAAGATACAAAATTTATTATTTTTCAAATGCCCAAAAATACTGGCGTTGTTGCTATTTCAGCAGGAATGAAACAAGATGATGATTTAGGAAGTTCAGATAATAATTTTGAGGGAGAATTAGTTAGAAGGTTGTCTGTAGCAAGACCGCTATTTTATTTCTATAATGATAGTTTAGATAAGCCGAATGAATTAGACCATAATACAAAATATATGGTTCTTAGAGAAGTTAATGATGCCTCTACTTCTAATGGTGCTACATTATCAAAGGCAGACGATTCAAAGCCTTTTACTACTGTTCAAGATTTTGGTAAGAAGGTTATTGATTACAGTAGGTTTAGTTATAGTATTACTATGACTGATAAATTAAGAGATTTAGATGATGATTCTACAAATTCGGTATCAAATGAAGGAAGCCCCGCTTCATTTAATTTTTCTTCATCAAGCGATGATTATAGTGGTAGATTTATCAATGCGGAAAGAGAAGCAGAAGATAAAATTGACTCTACTGTTTTAAATATGAGATATACTGGGCCAAATAGATATTTACATTATGACTTTTCACCGACTAAATCTAATCTTCTTTACAATGTTTATGACCACACTAACACGGAATCTATTGACGGAAAAGGAGGTTTTGCAGAAACATCAGTTATTGATAACGGCAGAATTATGCCAAGAAAGATAAAAGAGTTTGATGCGTACCGTGTAAGGCATACTATTCATCGTGGTGATATGAACGAGTTCTTTTCTTTACCCGCAACATTTAGTTCAAAAACTTCTAATGCTGTATTTTCTTTTGAAACAGAATATAATTTAAATACTGTTCTAAATGCAGGAGATGAGGTCAAGTTAGGAGATAACATTTTAATTGTTCAGTCTTTTGGAAGCCTGTCTGGAACAACCCAAGAGATAACCTTCCAATCGTCCACCCATCCCTTTGTGAGAACGGAGAACGACGGTGTTTTTACCGCACAGTCCACGACACCGACAAGCGGAGATGTGCTTAAACGGCGAGCATATAACGCAACTGACGGGACGCTTATGCTTGATATTTCACTACTAAACGGCAGATTTAGTAAGATGTATGTCTCTTTTACATCATTGAATCATAATGAAAGATTTGCTACCATTACTGCTTGTGATGCTGTAAAAGGAATGATTACTTTATCGTTTGATACAGACTCTTACAATACTAATCCGTTAAGTTTTGCTAAAGGACAATATCAACTCTTTATAGAAAGATTTAATGGTGAAGTTGAAAATATTGAAAGTAAAAAAGAAAACGGGCAAACCATCATAGAGATTCAAGGTAGAGATAAGTTTAACAAATTACTTTCTCCTATTGTAAATCTAAACACTTTGTTTAGTGAAGATATTATTTATTCTAGTAATAGCCCATATAATAAATTAACGCAAATAGATTCTACTAATTTTACTGTCGCTTTAAGAGCCACAAGTTTAGCAACGGGAGTCAATGGGGCTGATTTTGATAGGCTACCAGTAGTAGGAGACAAACTTTTTACAGTCAATGGTTTTATTGGAGAGGTTTCTGCCGTTGATGATGGTTCTGGAGGAACAGGCGACCCTAAAACAATACACTTCTCAGCCGCAATAACTCAGGCTAATTCGGAAAAAATATATGTAGAATCAGAAAAAAATTATGTTTTATCAAAAGCACTTGGTTCATCACACCTTACATCAAATAAGCCCACTTCTCTAACAGGTGCGGCTAATAAAGGTCTAGTTTTTACCTCTGGAAATAAATTAGCAAGCAACGGAACAAAAAGTGAAAGTCTAGTCTCGTCAAGTGCAAATACAAATGAAGGTGCTATTGGTTATGCAATCAATAAACCCTCTTCCATATTAAGTGATTTTTCTTTTCAATCATTATTGAAAGATGAACATGGTAGTGCAGGAGCATCTTCGTTTGAAACGGTAAATACTCTAATTGATTTTGAAATTGTTTCAACAACAAAGAAAGATAATATAACAGAAATAGAATTGGCTCCTTATGTTCCTGCTACTTTGGGAAGACTAGCAGAATATCACGATGATACAAGTGATTACACTTTTACAGATTTAGGGACTGCCGGTTCTTCAACATCTTCAAAAGTAAAAGTTACTAATTCAAATGCTTATGCTTTACTCAAAGGGGATTCTATTTTCGTTAGAACGGGTAGTGCAAGTCCATACACTTACACATTTATTGGAAATGTATTAAAGATTGAAATAAATACAATTTCAAGCGTAGATGTTGATATTTATTTGGACAGAAATAATCATGGATTAACAATTACTGGTGCTACAATTGCTAAGGCATCAAAACCAAATAGTGAATTAACCGTTGTTAATGGAGCGCATTTATGGGGAGGAAAGATTTTAATTCATCCTCATCCACAAGGAACTGCTGACGGTTTATTTCCGTTAAATATAGACAATACAACAGGTAGTGCAGATTTAGCCGCTAAATTTGGACAGATGTATTATAGATTTTTTGATGTAGCAAAGGGAAATTTTGGTGCAAATAAACCAGTTGTTGCCAGCGGAAATGATTTTTTTCCTCATTATTATAGTGGCAAGCATAACCTTTCATATTTGCTGTCTGGGTATAAAATTAAACCAAATGTTTCCTCAACAAACATCACAAACTTTGGAAAAACGGATTCTTCGCATAGACTATTTCCTTTAGATATTAGAGGGGAAACAAGTCCTCTTGGAAGCAATATGAATAATACTAGAATTTATCAAACAGATAAGAGTCTATTTCCAATAGATGATGGTATTTTTATTAAAGCAAAATTACAGGACTTTGATATATCGGCTCTAAGAAAGTTTATTTATATTACTGGGGATTTATTGCCCTATTCTTCTTTAAGAACTGATAGCCTTCTACATGAAAGTTCTGGGTCTATGACAAAAAATATAAATGATTACAATCTTTTTTTAATTGAAAATAAAAATGTCGGAGATGTGCAAATTACTGGGGGAAGAAGAAACTCCTTAGTAGATTCAAACTTCCAAACAGTTTCTTTTGAAACTGATACAGATTTATCTACGCTCAAGAGATTTGGTCTAATGAGATTGACTGAAGTTTGTTATGACTATCTTTTTAATCCAGTAAATCCAGAACAGCCAATTATAGAAAAATATGAAAATACTGTGGATGCAAATATTAAAAATTATGATATTGATACTCTCGTAGATGCTGGAGGAAATAATTTAACAGGGTTTTTTTCGTCAAGTCCTTCGGTTACTTTTTCTGCTAATCCTTCTCCAGCATTAAGTGGAGGAGATAAAATATATGATAGAAAAGGTAGATTTATTGCAGAAATAAATG